AATGGCGTTCCGGGTGTGCGTGGCTTAGAGCCTATGAACCGGAAGACCTCCGCTGGATACCCATACTTCAAACCGAAGAATAAGCTTTGTGAGATTGTTGATGATAAAATGTATTTAACCGAAAGACAAATACAATCATACGAGCTTAGTTTGGAGCAATGGAAGAAGGGTGTGCGTACTTATGAAGTGTTCAGTCAATCTTTAAAGGATGAGGCTGTCAAATTAACAAAAGAAGTTACGCGCACTTTTCAATGTTCAAACCTCAATTTAACGCTAGGATTGCGAATGTTTTATGGACCAATCTTAGCATCTCTTCTGACCAACCCAGCTTTATACGAGACTGCTATAGGAGTAAATGCAGAAAGCCACGAGTGGGAAGCATTAATTAAAGCAACTTGTAAATATGGAGAGGACAGGATCATTGCTGGTGATTATAAAAACTATGACCAACGCATGAGTTCACAAGTCACGATGGCATCAATGTGGATTCTAATAGAGTTGGCCAAGTTAGCAGACTTTGATCAAGAGACATTAGAGGTAATGAACACTCTAGCGAGTGAGGTGATGTTCCCAGTAATTTATATGAATGGAGACTTGTTCAAATTATTAAATACAACTCCATCGGGACACTCCCTCACAACAATAACAAATTGCGAGGATAACGCAATTTATTTACGCATGGCTTACTACGCATTGGCCATGCAGCGGAAACTGAAACACATTCCCTTGTACCACAATGTTTCCGCACTCAGTACTTATGGAGATGACAATTTTATGTCAGTCCGTAAAAATTTTGAGTGGTACAATCACACAGCTATAGCTAAGTTCTTTAAGGAGTTTGACGTTGTATATACTATGGCCATAAAAGACCAAGAGTCAGTTCCTTTCATTTCGATAAGCGATCTCCAGTTTTTAAAGAGAGATGTGTTTAAAGATAAAGAACTTAATGCGTACTTAGCACCCCTTGATGAGAAATCAATTTTTAAGAGCTTGCAGTTTGTCTGTGATACAGAATTTACTCCAGAACAATCAGCAGCTACTAATATTGATAATGCGATATCCGCATATTTTCAGCATGGCCGAGAAAAATTTGAAGCTGTGATTCCGAAATTGCGAAAAATCGTACAAGATCATTCCCTAGAACAGTTTTCAGTGTATTGGGATAAAGATTATGATTTCTTTAAGAGGAGATGGATAGAAAAATATAGAACAGGGCGATACCCCTTAGTGATCTATCCGGAGCCACCTGGATATAAAGTTGAAGATGGTGGCGATGTAAAGGTTTACGACGACAATCTCGTGAGAGAACTGCGCGAATTGTCGGACGCATGCATCGGTCAAGCAGTGGAGCCTGACTCCACACCACTTTTTAGTGGAGGTGAAGCTGACCAAACAGTGCTACAATTGGGGCACTAATTATACTAAGTGTACCTGATTCATTCATAGAGTATAGACATACATAAATATTTACAATTCATAACTAATTCATTTATAGCATGCATAGAAAACCTTAAGTTCGGTCCACCCGCGAACCGGACAGTGGTTAATTTATTTGCACAATCACAAGTTGTCGATCAAAAGGCAACTCCAACAGCGGGACAAACGTCATCTAATTTAGTGACGTTTTCGGAGGTAGCGTCCTCCATGGTGAATACAATCTCTGCAGGAGATGATCCAACCAGATATAAAGCATCCAATTCCGATGATTCGTTACAGGACTTTATGTCGCGTCCAATAGAAGTATACCAAACATTGGTGACACCAGGTACAAAAATTGCTGTGTCATTCAATCCGTGGCGCGAGTTCTTAACAAACAAACGTGTAATTAACAGGATAAACAATTTCAATAATTTGCGTGGAAAATTACATGTTAAGTTTATGATCAACGGTAACGGCTTCTATTATGGAAAGTTGATAGCTTCATATCTACCCTTAGATCAATACAATGATCTAGAATTGTCACATGAAGTAGGAGATTTGGGCAACATTTGTTTAGCAACCCAAAGACCCCATGTGTTTCTCGACCCGTGTACATCGACGGGCGGGCAATTAGACCTTCCATTCTTTTGGTTCCGAGACAGTCTTTGGATACCACAAGCCGAATGGGATGGAATGGGTAGAATATATCTTGAAACTATCAACCAATTGCGGAACTCAAATGGATCTACTTCACCGGTCAGAATTTCATGTTTTGCTTGGATGACAGATGTACAGTTGTCATGTCCAACTACGCGAAACACTTCAGCCCTTATTGCGCAATCTGAGTATAATGAGGCTGGTATCATATCCCGACCTTTGTCTGCTTTATCTAATATAGCAAAGAATGTCGCTGGATATATGCCAACATATAAACCATTTGCTCTTGCAGCCTCCTCCGTGTTAGGAGTGTCTGCCCAGATTGCCAAATTATTTGGGTATTCTAGACCGCCAGATATATCTTCACCAATGAAATACACACCGAAACCATGCTTTAATCTGTCCAATTATGATGTGATGGATAAGACAACTAAGCTTTCATTAGATTCAAAGCAAGAGTTATCCGTTGATCCTAGAATCGCTGGCCTGGGTCCTGAGGACCCTTTAACCATAGATTCGCTAGTTACTCGACAAAATTATATTAGGTCAATAAACTGGACAACGTCACAGACTTCGGGGCTTATAATAGAAGGCTTATTAGTTTGGCCATACCATTATGTCGTTAATTCGACAGCCCTGAACAATGTGTTACCATCATATTCATTACCAGTACTTGAGTCACAGTATTGGCAAGGAGACATGATTTTACGTGTGGAAGTAGCGTGTAGTAATTTTCATAAAGGCAGATTACTGATAGTATACGATCCTGCAGCAACAAGTCCTGGTGCAATAACTTCAGAGACAAATGTTGCCTATTCGTATATCTTAGATATAGCAGCTGAGAAAGATGTCACTATTGAGATTCCTTGGTCCCAACCGTCGGCCTTCGGCCATAGGGCAGTAGGATATCCCTTAGACAATTCACCAGGTACAGTCAAGACAGCAGAAACGTCGGGCGCCGATAACGGAGCAGTTGCAGTTTTCGTTCTTAACGAATTAACAGCTCCCGGCGCATCAACAGCACCAGTTGAAGTAAATTTTTACGTCTCCTGGAAACCAGGTTTCAAGATTGCTGGACCCGTAGCTACATACGATCAGTTGGGCTTTGACGCATTAAGCGATCCACCCACAACCGTATTTTCAGATCTACCAGAGTTAGATGCGCAAGCTGAACAAGTTGAAGCTGATGCAGCTAAAGTAGATCATGATCCGACTAGTGAACAAGTCGATTTTGTAGCAGGAACCGAAGCAATAGAGAACATGGAAATGCTTGTCTATGGCGGTGAAGATATACGAACCATGCGTGCCTTTATGAAGCGACCGAATTTACTCAGACTATGGCCCGTGCCTATTGCAGCTGGCTTCACATCTTATTTAAGTGAAGTTCTAATGCCTAGAGCGCGAGGTTATTACATCAACCCTGGCTGGGCTAATGGTTATGAGTATAATCGCAATAGTTTCATGACTTTTGGAAGATATGCTTATGCAGGCTTCCGAGGAGGTATTAGGTATAAGATGTATACACCCACTAATGGTATAGACGTCGGATACGCCTTCTCTAAAGATGACAAAGCATTTGATTTGGTAACAACCACCTCGTCCCACAATTGGGGACCTGGTGCATCTAGTTCAGACGATTTCATAACAGCGAGAGCTTTTATGAGAAACGTCGATTTACTATCAAATACGCCTCGAGAAATGCAATATTCCAATCAGACTCCAGCAGTGGAGGCGGAATTCCCATTCTATTCTCGAATGCGTTTTAGGCCAACATCAACAAATGATATTGATGAGAAGTTCCCAGATAATCCAGAGGAACCAGGCAAAGTTACCTATATGCGCGTCAATGAAACTAACATAAACTCCGTAGCACGCGAGTTTGTATCTGCAGGTGAAGATTTTCAGTTGTACTTTTTTACAGGTCTGCCACCTGTTGTGAAGTATGAAGATCCAACAACCGCATAGGATTGTTATTCATCATTTTTTAGTAGTAACACCTATCAAAACAACAACCCGTTTACCACGATATTTTAGACTGTGGTAAACACATATAGTACCTTACTGTAGGTAACAATAACAGTACCGAGTTGGCGAGGACTCGGGTGGTATGATAGCACCGAAATGTGTTATCAATCCATCGCCCTCTTAGAGGGGTTTCAGTATTAATTACGTAGTTTTTAAGAAGAGCCCCTTCGGGGGCACTTCACGTTTTTGTAGCGTGATTAATCGAAACTTTAAGAGAGGAGCGGAATAGTTTTACCTCTGCGTGGCCCCCCCTTTTTGGGGGGGCCCCGTGGGGGTCTTTTCCTCCGTTTTCC